GTGGCGACATTCACGAAACTCGCAAGCGGTTCATGGCAGGCAAAGGTGCGCAAGGCGGGAGTGTCTCGTTCTTGCACATGCAAAACCAAGGCGCAGGCACAGGCGTGGGCGGCGGAGGTCGAGGCGCAGATTGCCAGCGGGAAAGTGGCGGGCCTGTCGAATAAAACATTCGGTGATCTGCTGCAGCGCTATGCCAATGAGGTGAGCCCGACCAAGCGCTCTGATCGTTTTGAGCAATACCGCATCGAATCCTTTTGTGAGGATGAGATCGCCCAGGTGCAGCTGGCCAGCCTCGGGCCAGAGCATTTCGCGGCATGGCGTGATCGCCGGCTGAAGAGTGTTTCCGGATCCACGGTGATGCGCGAATGGCGAATACTCAGCCACGCCTGTACCGTCGCCGCGCGTGAATGGCGCTGGTTGCCGGAAAACCCGCTGTTGCGAGTCAGCAAGCCAAAGGAAGCGCCGCCCCGGCAGCGGCGCGTACACCCGGAAGAAATTGACCGTTTGCTGCTGGCGCTCGGCTATCTGGAAGGCGTACCGCCACAGACGGGCAGGGCGCGGGTGGGGGCGGCGCTGCTGTTTGCCATTGAAACCGCAATGCGGGCAGGTGAGATTTGCGCGATGTGCTGGCAGCACGTCGATCTTGCGCGCGGGCTGGTGCACATCCCGGTAACCAAAAACGGGCATCCGCGTGATGTTCCCTTATCCTCGCGCGCCCGGGCGCTGCTGGAGGTGTTGGGTGTGGTGCGTAACCCTGACGATGAGCGGGTTTTCCAGCTCAAGGTGGGGGTGCTGGACGCCGAATTCCGCAAGGCGCGTGATCGGGCGATGGTGCAGGATCTGCATTTTCACGACACCCGCCGTGAGGCGCTGACCAGGCTGGCGCAGAAAGTGGATGTGATGACGCTGGCCAAGATAAGCGGCCACCGCGATCTGCGCATTCTGCAGAATGTCTATTACGCGCCGGACATGGCGCACGTGGTGGCGAGGCTGGATTGAAGAAAGCCCGCTGCTGCGGGCTGGTGTTCAAAACAGAGCGAGCTGCGCGGGCAGTTGTCCGGTATTTCCGGATAACTCAGGCTGCCCATCGCATCGCTTCGATCACATCACGCGCAACGGGCGGGCATACGGCATTGCCCAGCATGTGCACGGCCAGCCGGTGCTGCGCTGGTAGCTGGTAATCGTCCGGAAATCCCATTGCTGCGCGGCATTCGTTGGCAGCCAGCATGCGCATGCGGTCGCCGTGGATGATTGCCCAGCGATCCCGGGTGGTGATCGTGCCGATGGGGCGGTGAATGCCGCGACCTGTCAGTCCAGATCCTGATCCGAAATACGGAGCAAGGAAGGTGTCGCCGTGCTGGCGGCGGCCATTGGCGATGCGTTCAAGTGTGGCCTTGGCCCGGCCTGGCTTATCAATGGGCGACCAGTTTCCAGCGTTCAGGTCGATAAAGCTGCTGGCCGGAACATGCTCACGGCGCGGCAGGTTCAGCAGCAGGGGGTGTTTCGCCCGGGCGGCGACGATGAAAAGCCGCTGCCGGTGCTGCGGAACGCCATGATCAGCGGCGTCCACGATATGCGGACTCAGACAGTAGCCGAGCGCTTCCATCGCCATACGCCATGCCGGGTAGAGCGACCATTGCACAAATTCCGGTACGTTTTCGATCACGGCAAAGGCTGGCCGGTGATACTCGGCGGCGCTGACAACAGCCCATGCGGTGCTGCGGCTGTTGTCGTGCTGCGGGTTTCCGTTGGCCTTGCCGCGTGCCTTGCTGTGGCCCTGGCAGCAGGGCGAGGCGAGCAGCAGATCATGCACCGGTACACGCTGCCAGTCGGCCTGATGCAAATCCTGGCAGACGTGCGCAGCCTCGGGATGGTTTGCGGCGTGGACTTCGACGGCAGACTGCCAGTGATTGGCCGCCCACACGACTTGCACGCCAGCCATGCGTGCGCCGGTTGAAAATCCGCCGGCACCGGCGAATAGGTCGATTGCTTTCATGGATGCTCCGGGCGTAGAAATCCCCGCATCAGCGGGGCTTTGGTGGGTAAGCAATGAATTTCGTACATCGGACTACCTTCGTTCCGTCCTTGTCGGTTTTCATCACCGGCATGGTGTGGAATGGGAGTCCGCTGCAGTTTTGGAGCAGGGCGGTTACGCAGCCTTGGCACATTGTTCCGCTGGGGCGATGGGTCATGGTGCTGGTTTGCACTGGATATACCCTCCGCTGATCATCTTTGCGATGCCGATTGCGCGGCAGTCGGCCATGGTCTGATCGTCACCCGGCATGTTTCCGAGCAGCATGCCAACCAAGAAGATCAGCACGCCATAGGGTAGGTTGCTCACGTCATCGCCCTCCCGATTTCAGCGGCAGCGCCACATGCCGCGAGAATTTCCGCTTCATTCTCAGCACGGCGATGGCCTTCTACTTGTGGCCGCATTTCTTCCTCGCTGTAGCCCATGTGCCGCCACCACTTCACGGCCAGGTCGATCAGGTGGTTTGCTTCCTCTTCCAGAGGGCGGAAGCGCCACACATCGCCTTGACGATAGTGACCGAAAATAAGATGCCCTTGATCTTGGAGTTTCTTACCGCGTCGGCGCATTACATCCATTGGAATATCAGGCGTGCAGCTTGTGAATGCGGAAATTAAGCAGCGGATGTGCGCGCGGTCGCTGTTAATTTGATAACGACCACCGACGTACTTCCGTAGTGACCATGAGAGAGTGTCTTTCAGCCACGCCGCCCGAATGGCCGCCATAATTTCATCGTCTGAATAGCGTTTCATTGCATCATTCCTCTGTTAAAAGGGTCGCCCAGCTCCAGCAGCCGCAGCGCCATTGCCGCCGGCACGCCAGTACGCTTTGCCGCCATGCGCTCGCGCTGCCGTCTGTTGACGCACAGGCGGCACACGTTGCTGTTGTGGCGGAAGTCAGAGGGCGGCCGGTCGTTGTCGCAGCCTTGGCAGATCATGGGCGGTTCTCCGCCCCGCAGCGACCGCAAGGCCCGCAGTAGTAATCGACGGCGGTTAGAAATACGCCGCAGCCGTAGCAGCGGAACCGCTCCTTCTTGATCTTCTCTGGCTTCGTTATGGTCAGGATGATTCCCGAGCCTTCCAGCGCCTCGTCACGTTTGACGTACTGCATGTCCACGGCTGGGCGGGTACGCGCCTCGATGTATTCGCACGGCCACGGAATGTCGGTGTGCCGGCAGTCGTGCTGCGCTTGAGCTTCGGCCAGCGTGTATTTCTGTGCCTTGCGCAGATCGGTGGTGTAGCCGGCGCCTTCCTGCGCCCAAAACATCATGTCGTTGCCAACATAGCCCCGGCTGTCCTGCAGGTAGAAAAGTGGTTCGCCCATCACGCACCTTCCTTGCCCTGCTGGGCGGCCAACACTAGACGGCCATCCATCAGCGCTTCCTTGATGGCGTTCCATTCCCAGCAATGGGTCTGCGCATCAACGTACACGCGCAGGCCGAGCCGGTAATCGTGTTTCTTGCGCTGGATGAATGCGTCTGCCGCCTCCTTGGTGAAGTGCGAGCAAACGTGCTCCCATTCATCTTCGTAACCGGTTACGGTGTGGTCGTCTAATTCGCCCAGCAAATCCCATTTCTGATACTCGCTAAGGTCAAGAAAAGCGCATTCATGCGCGTTTTGCGCAGCTTCATCAAGACTGGCTTTTTCTTCGTCGTCGAGGTCATCCCAATACGCTTGTGGGCTTAACCAGCTTTGATCTTCAAGGCAAACAGCCCATTTATCGGTGTAATCTCGGTCAACACCATAAGTTCGCTTTTTTGCCTGAACGGTGAACATGGCATCGGCTGTGCAGTGCCAGTCGACACCTTCGCCACGGCAGTGATGGCGTAGTCGAGTGACAAAATCGGCGAAGGTCTCGGGCGTCAGTGCTGCCCCTTTTGCTAGTGTTTCCATCACTCCCCCTCCTGCTTGCCCTGCATCGCGGCGTCAATTGCTGCACGCGGATCGTCTTTGTAGACCACGGCCACAATACGCGGCGTCCGTTCGCCGCAATGCCACTGCAACACGCGCCAACACACATCAGCGTCATCCCTACCGCCTGTCGGAGATGAGAACGGCTCAAGTGTGTAGTATTCGTCCGCGATTTCGTTCAGCCGCGCCGCGTCGGCGCTCTGTGCCAGTGCTGCGCGGGCGCTGATTAGTTGCGGGTACAAATAGCGCCATGCCTCAAATGCAAAAAACCGCTCATACTTCCCGCCGCCAGACCGGACAAATTGCCCGTGATCTTCCCACCATGCCGCGAACAGTTCGGAAAACTCGATGTCTGCGCAATGATCTGGTAGCGCGTCGCCGGCCCCAGTTGTCAAGGAATCCTTGACAGTTGCCACCGGCAGCGCGTCGCTGACCATATAGGTGGCTTCGACAAAATAGTTCGCCTTGTTATCGCAGCCCTTCGCCCACTGGCGAGCATCAGCCATGTCTGCGTCGGTGAACCCGATATGTGCTGCCAAATCGTCAACGCTGATGGTGTGCGACTCGCTCGGGGCGGGCTGGTCGATCAGGGCGCGGATTGCAGCGGCATCGCCAGTTACCGCACGATTGTGGGTTGTCGCCTCGCGGGAAGTGGCAAACATGCTGACAGTGCAAGTGCGGGACTCGCACATCTTCGCCGACTCTTCCAGCGCCTCACGGCGGGCGGCGGCTTCGATGGCGCGGGCGAACAGTTCCCTCCTTTCATCATCTCCAAGACTGTCCCACTGATTATGACTGTCAGCGCCAGCATTCCATTTGGAAATAGTCTGGATGTTTAATTCTTCAATCTGTTCATCACTCAGCATTGTCCGTTCTCCTTGGGCTGCGGGGCGGCGGCAGCCTGTAGGCAGTCGCGCTTGGCTTCCTGTTTCCATTCAACAAATTCAAGCAGCGCTGGCATCAGCTTCAGCCTTTTGAATGCGAAGTCGAGGCACCAAAAGAAAAGCCAAATGGTCGCCACAACCCCGGCGCACGCCATGACTGCATAGCCAAGCCACATTGCAAATGTGTTCATGCTCAGGACTCCTTGTTGTCGGGTTGCGGTGCGGCGGCGAGTGCGGCGCGTGCCTCGTCATACATGGTGCATTCGGCGCACGGCTTGCCGGCAATTCCTTCTGGATTTCCCTGATCCCAAATGTCGGGGATGGTGTGCCCATGCTGCGGTGATCCGCTGCGCCCGCGTCCTTTCAGATTCCACAGATCAACAAGCCCTTGCAGCGTACTGCGCTTGATCGGCACATACCCCTCCGGCACGGCAACCGGCTCCTGCTTCTCCAGCGCTTCCAGCTTCTCAGCCAGATCGTCGCGTGTTGAGCTCAGCTCACGCACTGCTGCTCTTAGCCCATCCAGCTCGTCCAGCAGGGCGAGGATGGCTTGCGGGTTCGCGGCGGCGATGTATTGACCATCCAACTCCCGATGGTATGGCTCACAGATAATTGCCGGGGCATCAAGCGGTCTGGGGAGAGCAACAAAATCGCCATCCCAGCGCCAAACACCTTGCGTTGCCCTCTGCGCCAGCTCGCGCAGCTCGTTGATCTGTTCGGGGGTCATGCTTCGTACTCCTTCAGCTTGCGCGCCGTGGCGATAATCACCTGGCGCATCTCATGCAAAATCGGCTTCATGTGCCGTGCAACGCCGGGCATGCGCAGGAACGCTTTGCGCTCGGCAATCAGCTCGGGCAGGTATTTGCGCTTGATGTGCGCCCGGGTGCAGGCGTCCGAGTAGCACGCCTGCATACACATGGCTTGCGCGTGGCTCATGCTGCTTTCTTCTCCTGCTTGAGGGATTCCGCCCAGCGGATCACTTCCACCATCTTCCAGCGGCGTTGATTGTTCTTGCCGGTGGCGGTGGGCAGCTCGATGGCGGCGGGGAAGTGCGACAGCGGGGCGATGCGCTGCTGGAAGTGCGCGGTGCTGACGCCCAGGTATTCAGCGCAGGCGGCGCCGGACCAGAGTTGCTTTTCGGGCGGGATAACGGCGCGCGGCTGGCTGAGGTGGTCGATCAGCAAGTCGAGCTTGTGGAGGAGTTGCTGGTCGGGAGTCATGCTGCTTTTCCTTCCTGGGCGTAGATCATGGTGTCTAGAAAAATGCTGGCGAGCCCGTGCAGGTGGGCGGTGCTGCTTGCGTTGTCCAGCCAGCGGTCGATGTAGCAGGTGGCGATGCCGCGTTCGCTGGCGTGGCCTTCGACCGGGGCGAGGTTGGGGCGGGTGATGTGCCAGATTTCGCCGCCAAGCTGGCTGAGCTGGATGGCTTCGTCGTCGAAGCGCACGTCGGTGATGACGACGGGGCCGCTGATGTCGGCCAGCTGGTGGGCCAGCGCGTCGCGCCAGTAGCTGTCGCCGAACCAGGCGCGGCGGAAGTCGGTGCCCCAGCGCTGCATGATCCAGCGCGGGCTGCGCGGCTGGGTGAGCTCAAGGTGCCATTTTTCGTCGGTGGCGGGGTCGTTCGGGTCATCCGCGTCGCTGATCAGCAGCTGGTACATCGCGAGTTTGAAGCGGCTGCACTGGCAATTGGCCAACGCGAGTACCGGCGTAGGTATTTCCTTGTTTTCGCGCGTCAGCAAAGGCTGCAGGTCGATACCCCAAGCGTGTGCGACTTCTTCGCGCAGCTTGTCGGCGTAGGCGAGACGCGCGAAGCCGTGCACGGCGCAGAGGTGATCGGCTACGGTGTCTTTGCCGCTGCCGGCGAGGCCGGTGAGGCCGATGATGGGGCGGGTCATGCTGCGGCCTCCGGCTCAATCGGGATATGCCCGTAATTGAATTTTTCGCTTCCGCCCTCCACGCTGGCGATTGCGGCAGCGATCCTGTTGGCGAGCTGGCCAAGCTTGATCTGGACGGCAAGTGGGTCAGAATTCCAGCTCAATAGAGTCATCGCTGAAGACAGCTCTTTGAGCTCGCCAAGCAGTTCGCTGCGCTGCTTCTCGGTAGTCTTTAATGATTTCCCGCCCTGTACGATGGCGACAATATCGCCCCACTGGTTTGCACTGATACGCGCACCAGTAAGCTCATAGGTGTAGCCGTCATCCGCTTTCAGCTTGCAGGAAAAGCTAGCGTCCTTGCTGTTCGGATCGTCGTTGTGTTGTTCGCTCACGGCCTACCCCTCAATCCAGATGCGAATGATGAAAATGATGGTCAGGGCTGCTGTGCCGGCGGTGGCCAGCAGCGCAAGTAGGAACAGGGCTTTCAGTTGGTCCATGGTTCTGCTCGTCGAAGAAGTCAATCAGCCAGCCGAAGCCGGCTACCAGTGCGATGCAGCCGAGGATGGCCAGCAACGTGTGGGTGGGGTGGCCGTACAGCACGATGCTGTCGACCCCGGCTTTGGCGAGCGCGGCCAGGCCCAGCAGGGCGATGGCCAGCGCGATCATCAGGCGCAGGAATGTCATGGCTGCAGCTCCAGTGTTTTGTGGGCGAGGAAGCGGCTGCTGCTGTTCCAGCAGGCGCGGATTTGCCATCCGGCGGCGCTCCAGGCGTTGATGACGCTGTGATCGTCGCTGTCGTCGGTGAGGTAGTGGATCAGGGTGAGCATGGTTTTCTCCTGAGGGTGGCAAGTCGCCACGCCACAGCCGCCTGCTGGCAAGCGGCTGCAGCCTGGGGGCTTAGTACGGCGGGTCTTCCTGTACGGTGTTCTTCAGCGCCGATTCGTCCTGCCAGTTTTCGGTTTGCTGGCCGTTCGTGTTCACGTAGCGAACGAAGTACCACGGCTCGCGGTTGTTGAATTCCGCGCGGCCGATCACCACGCCTTGCTCGCCGGACATGGCGAGCGTTACGTGCTGGTTAAGATCGAATTTGAATGGGGTCATGGTGTTTCCTTTGGCTGGTTGGGGCGGCTTAGTTCGGGGTACCAAAGAAGACCGGGAAGCCGGCCTGTTCCTTGATGCTGTCGACGATCACCTTGGCGGCGTCTTCGATGATCTTTTCAGGGCGCTGCAGCTCGTACATGAAGGCGATTTCGCCGCTGTTGCGGTCGATGCGATAGCGCAGTGCGGCTTTCACGCTGTAGGCCTCGCCGCCGAAGAAGGGGCGCACGCCGATGGTGAATTCCTTGAAGAGTTCGAGCTTGCCCTTGGTGGCGTCGCTGCCGTCTTCCACGAATTCGATCTGCACCATGCCGTTCTGCAGGTTCACGCCGCTGCGGTATTTGACGTTGCGCTGCTCTTCCAGCTGGGTGACGAAGGTCAGCACGTCGCTGCCGTTCGGGGCGACGATGTCGGGCAGGTTCTGTTCGAGGAAGTGGGCGAAATCGATCTGCTTTTTCCACTGCCCGCTGCCAGCCGTCCAGGTCTTCCATTCTTCGGTAATGCGCGGCTGCAGGGTGGCGGTGTGGTCGCGCCAGCCCGGCTGGTCTTCGTGGTCGTTGAAGATGGCCACGGCGCTGACCTGGTTCTTGGCGTAATCGGCGTTGATGTAGATGGCCGTCGAAGTCAGCGAGCCGATGCGCTTGGCGTAGGCGATGAAGCTGTCAGTGTCGTGCAGCGTGGTCCGGCCGGTGGCGCGGCGCGGGTGTGGCAGCAGGTGCTCGCAGTCGTGCAGTTGGTAGCCGACCGGAAGGGCGATCTGGCGTTCGTTGTCGAATTCATCGAACAGCACCACCGGCTTGCGGGCTTCGGTAGCGATGGTCTGGGCGTAATTTTCTTGCTGGGACATGGTGTTTCCTTGGGGAGAGGGGAACGGGTTTGCCCGACGATCAGGCGACTTTCTTCAGCTCGGTGGTGCCGTTCTCGACGGCCTTGAGGTTCAGCTCTTTCTGGCGCGGGTCTTGTGCCTGCAGGTTGAATTCGGGGGTGACGAACATCAGCGTTTCTCCCGCTGGCAGCTGCGGCAACTTGCTGGTGACCTTGTCCTGCACCGTCATCACGCCGCCGGCCTTGTTGGCGGGCTTGATGGTGAGCTGCAGAGTGAAGGTGCCGGCCTTGCCGGTTTCTTCCACGGCCTTGATGACTTTCAGCAGTTCGTCTTCGCAGTCGTTGAGGATTTCGCCGCGACGGACATCGCGGATCGTGTCGAGGAACGGACGTACGGACATGGTTTTCTCCTGGGGTTGTTGTCTGGTGCGCAGCAAGGTGTCGTTAGCTGGGAGAGTGCAATCGGCCCGGGTCACCGTCCGGCCTTGCTGCGCGGTGGTGACGGTTTGAACTTTAGTAAAACGCTAAATTGATGTCAATGGCAAAGCACTAAAAATTGTGTAAAAAACTAAAACGCTAGGCAAAAAGAAACCCGCCACTCGGGCGGGTTGGGCGGGCTTTGTCGGTTTATAAGTCGTAGTAGGTGTATTCGTCGCCGTATTTGGGGTGGAACTCGACACGTTTGAAGCCGTGTTTCAGCAGGCTGTCATGGATGCCGTCCGCTTTCATGAATTTGTTTGCGAAGACGCGGCCAACGCCGAAGCCGCTGATTTTCAGGGTTGTTCCATCTTTGCCGGTGGTGGTTACGCGCGAATCGACGCCATCATCAAGTAGTGCTTGCTCAATGTCCTTGGCCATGTTTTTGCGCTGTTGGGCCATGAGTTTTACAAAAGCCGCCTGTTCTTCGGCCTCTTGCTTTTTCTTCGCGGCGATCTGCTTCGGGGTCAGGGTCGGTTCTGGCGTTGGTGCTGGTGTCGGTTGAGCGGTTGGCTCGGCTTTGGCTATCGATTGATGCTCGCTTGCTGGGGCGCTTGCTTGCTGATTTTTGTCGTCAGGCAAGATCGCGCCAATTAGAAGGATGAATAGAGTGGGAAGGATGATGAAACTGAAGATGCTTCCGCCGATGACCAGGCCGATGATCCAGCCGGCCCGCGATTTTTTGTTGTCCTGTTGCATGTTTACTCTCCCAAGTAAGACAGGAGAAATTTACGCGCATGTCAGGCAAAAGAAAACCCGCCGCAGCGGGTGTGTGGTGGGGGCGGTGCGCTCAGCTCTGGCCCAGCTCATGGCGCAGTTCGTCGGTGGTGCTGGCGGGTACCAGCGTGACCTTGATGCGCATCAGGCGGGCGATCAGCTCTTCGGTGAGTGCCTGAGCGCTGGGGATGCTGGCGACGCTGTAGATGGTGGCGGCGTCGGTTTTCTTGCGCAGCTCGTTCAGACGCAGGGCGAGGTCGGCAATTTCGCCGGGGCTGCGCTCTTCGGTGCTGGTGTGCAGGGCGACCAGGCCTTCGTCGCTGCGCCAGATGTGGCTGCCGTGCCAGTCTTCGATGAAGTGCAGGTGCAGGTAGCGGGCGCGCAGGGTGAGCAGGGCGACATTGCTGGCTTGTTCGTCGTTCAGGCCGCTGCCGCCCCGGCTGGGCTGCCGCAGGATGCCGCGATGCAAGCCGGAGAAGAGTTCACGCAGCCGCTCTAGCGCGATGGTGGGCGTGGCGTAGATGAAATCGGTGGGTGGGTCGAGCACCAGCATGTCGGGTGCGGGGCTGATGAGGCGCTGGTGTTCGTCGCGCGGAAGCTGGTTGTGTTCGATCAGCCAGCGCAGGTCGGCAATGGCTTTGTGCCATTGCTTGAGGGTTTCGGCGTTGAAATCCGGCGCCAGCCCATCGGGGGCGTAGTCCTCCAGGTGGATGCTGCTGACGGGGGTGTGGAATTCGACGATGCAGCCCAGCGCGCCCTGTTCAGTGATGCCCTGGTAGCCGCGCAGGTTCAGCGGGGTGACGATCCCGGTGCATCCGCTGCCAGCGGTGTGCTGTGGGTTGATTTGCCCGGCAAGCCAATCGAGGGATTTATCGGCTGATGCCATGGTGTGTTCTCCAGATGGGTGCGGGCGGCCAGATGCGCATAGAGCGCCGCCGCCTCTTTGGTATCGGTGAGGCCGGTGGCCCAGTGCAGCACGGGGTCTTTCAGCGCGTAGAGCGTGACACTGATTCCGGTCAGTGCGCTTTGTATGTTTGTTATAGCCGTTTCCTGCGGGCGGAAGCGGTGATCATATAGGCGCAGCTGGTGGGCGAGCTTGTGAATAATGGGCCTTTTACCAAGTGTGGCGCTGGTCCAGTCGCTGCCGCCGAAGCATTCGCTGCCGTCGATGGTGGCCCAGCTGTCGTCATCGAGCAGGATCATGTTGCGGATGTGGGCGTCGGCATTTTCCAGAAACAGATCAATGGCCAGCATGCGCCACCAGGCCGGCCAGCGCAGCAGCTCGGCGGCGCGGTCGGGCGTGAGTGCCAGGCGGCGCGATTCGGGCGCAGGGGCGTCCAGCTCCTGCGTGACCCAGCACGGCACCAGCTCGCTGCCCCAGCTGTGCGTGGGCCAGTGGCGCTGCAGGCGCTGCGGATCGGCGAGCACTACCCATGCGCCTTCGGGGGCGCGCACGTCCATGGTATGGCACCAGAGCCAGCGGATGATTTCGCCCAGCAGGGCGCGATTGCCCAGCGGGCAGGGCTTGAGGTAGCAGCGGCGGGGCTGGCCGTCCTCGTCCACGATTTCTGCCAAGGCCACCGGGCTGCGGTACCCGCTGAGCGGGGTGCGGATGACGGATAGATTGGCATTGGCGAGGACGTGAACGACCGGGCGCCGGCTCACGATCGCCGCCGGCGGGCTAGCAGCAGCAGCGCGCGAGCGGTAGTGGCATCGATGGGATAGTGCAGCAGGTAGCTGATAAGCCTTTTCTGCGCGGGGTGGGCGGTGGCCAGCATATCGGCCGGCAGTTTACCGCCACTGTCAATCAGCGTCGAAAAATCCGATAAGTGGTCAGGTTTTAACCCGATTGCGGTTTCGATGCGGTTGGCGAGGCGGGTGCCGATGCGTTCGCTGGGGTTGCGCCCTGCGCAGCGTGAAAGGGTGCTCTTATCAATGCCTGTAAGCTCTGAAAAAGCAGCCAGCCCGCCATGCTGCTGGATCAGCTGGCGGAGCAGGTGGAGGCGGAGGTCGTAGACGTTCATGGCGCAGCTTCACGCAACGCGGGCTAAACGTCATTGACCCCCACTGTCAACGTTTTTGACCTGGCTGGCGAGAAAGGCGCTGGCTTGGCTGTTGTCGCCGGGCTGGGCTGGTTCCTGCTGCGGGGTGACGGCCTGCAGCAGGTTCACGACGCTTTCGGCCGTGCGCTTGGTGAGGCTATTGGACTGCCATGCTTCGAGGGCGGCGCGATAGATGGCTGCGACTTCGGGGGGCATTTCTGCGGTGTAGGTTTGCGCTTCTTCTTTTACCGGAGGATGTGCAGTCAATGGCCGGTAGTGGGAGTGTGATTTGTGATCACGATCCATCCAGCCGTGCTCAAGCCCCAACTTGCTTTCGATTTTGCGCGCCAAGTTCTTGCCCACGTTCGCGGGATGGCTTGAGCTGAGTATCTGGCTGATGTAGGCGGCAGAGGTATCCACCTTTTCGGCAAACGCGCCGTGGCTGCCGGCTTTTTCAAGCAGGGTGCGCAGGTTGGCGAGCCGAATTTCACTGATGTCCATTCGTGGATGATCCACTTTTTTAGTGTTTGCATAAATGTGCGAAACGCTAAATTCGGCTTGCCATTGATTTAGTAAAATACTAAACTCGCCGGTATGGAACTGAGACTGTGGATTAAAGCTGCGCGCGGACGGGCAAGCGCTCTGGCTGACCACTTGCATATCAAGCCCTCTTATCTCTCGCAGATTGCATCTGGTGGCCCGTGTTCGGTGCGCCTGGCAATCGAGATTGAAAAATTCACGAATGGTGCTGTGCGCTGTGAGTCGCTCCGTCCTGCTGATGAGGACTGGGCGTATCTGCGTGGCACTGCGTACTCCTCCTCCGGCGCGAAGCTCCCCAGCTAAGCGGCGGTTCGCCGCTCCCCAGCGGCTTTTTTATTACGTTCCCCGGTTCGCATTCTGGCGCGTCGGGGGTTGAAAACAACGAGCGTTTTTTCCTGATCGGCTCAGAAGGTGCGGCGATGTCTCTGAAACTGGCGATGTATGCAACGGTGCATGATTTCAAGGGTGGGGCTGAGGCTCTGGCGCCCATGTTGGGTTGTGGTGTTTCGACCTTGCGGAACAAGGTCAATCCGAATCTGGATACGCATCACCTGACGGTGGAAGAGGCAGACAAGCTGATGGCGGCCACCGGCCAGCACTGGATTCTGCATGCGCTGGCGAGCCGTCATGGCTATGTGGCGGTGCCGAATGTGGAGAATGCGCCGGCCAGCGATCTGGCGGTGTTGGAGCTGGTGACGAAGGTGTGGCGCGCCAATGGCGATGTGGGCGCGGCCGTCGATGATGCGCTGTCCGACGGGAAGATTGAGCCCCATGAGGTGAAGCGCGTGCGCGGTGAGGTGTATCGCGTGCAGGCGGCTTTGCATGAGCTGTTGCTGCGGCTGGAAGGAATGAGTGAATGAGCGGCGATCTGCTTCTGCGTGTCGAGCAGGTGGATTTTCAGGGCGATCTGCATTCAGCGATGGGTGAGCGGAATCTGCTGGCCGGCTATTTGATGCGGGCTTGGTATGACGCGGTGAGCTTTGCCCGGGTGCGCTCGGGCCAGATTAGCACCGGCGACTACGGTAGCGATGTTGATGGGCGTTCGGCCTTGCGCGTGGTGCTGCTGGATATGGGTTTCGGTGCGCGCCTGGCTGAGGTGACGCGGGTGCCGGTTGGCGAGCTCTTCAATATGGCCGGGCTTGGCGCGGTGAATGATTCGGCGCCCTTGCTGCCGGCGAACGATGCGGTGGGGCAATGAGCCATGAGTTTCCAGAGCGTGCAGTTGAAAAAGCAGGCGTGGATTGCGACCCGCCGTACGCCGAAGGCAGATCGCAAACAGGCCGTGCATCAGCTGTGCGCCGCGCTCGTGTCGATGCTGAGCGGCAACGCAATGGCCGTGTCTTCCGCATCCTGCGCCGCCGTGGGCGGTAGCGAACCCCGCCTCCCCATTGATGAAGTTCGCGCGGTTGCGGCAGGCGTTCACCTCGCGGGTGAACAAGCAGCAGCGGCAGGCGAGGCTGATGGCCGGTCGATGGGTCCTTCCCCCTACATCCCTCTGCGGGTAATTCGGACCCCGAATTCTCCCGACTGTGCGGGGCAAAAACATAGTGAACGCCACGAAGAGCGTCAGGAGAAGAAAGCAGCATGATCAACTATCAGGACGTTCTCGGACAGCTGCTGGCGTTCGGCCTGCAGGTCAATGATCTGGTTGTCGGGCGCATGCGGCGCTGTCGGGTCGACGGCAAGGACAAGGAAAAGCGCGGCTGGTATCTGCTACACGAAGTAACACGCGATGACGGCCAGACGATGCTGGTTGGCAGCTTCGGCGTCTGGCATGGCAACGACAGCAACACCCAGAAAGTGGTGCTGGCGAAAGAAAACCGCCTGACGCCTGAACAACTGGATGCGATCAAGGCGCAGCAGAAGCGTGCACAGCAGCAGGCCGAGGCCGACCGTAAACGGGCGGGCGAAGAGGCAGGAAAGAGAGCCGCCCGTGCCTGGGCGCAGTATACCGAAGCCGGCCATTGTGACTACCTCGACCGCAAGGGTGTGGCTGGACATGGCGTGCGCTACACCGGTGGCGGCAGCATCGCCATTCCGATGCTTGATACCAAGGGCAAAATCCACGGACTGCAGATCATTTACGGGTCGGAAGGCAAGCAGAAGAAGGGCCGCGACAAGGATTTCTGGCCGACTGGACTGCTCAAGAAAGGCCATTTCTTCCAGATCGGCGCCATCGGCCATCTGGTGATCATCGCCGAGGGCTATGCCACTGGCGCAAGCGTGCACCAGGCCACTGGCTATCCTGTGGTGATCGCATTCGATGCGGGCAACCTGCGGCCGGTGGCTGGGGCCATTCGCGCCAAGTACCCGAAGGCGAAGATCCTGATCGCCGCTGATGACGATTATTTCACCGCTGCCAAGTCTGGCAGCAACCCCGGCATCAGCTCTGCCGACGCCGCGGCCATCGCCGTAGGTGGCGCATGGGTTGCCCCGGTATTCGCCGCCGAGCGCCCCAGCGACAGCAAAGGCCCGACCGACTTCAACGACCTGCACGCGCTGGAAGGCCTGCACGTCGTGCGCACGCAGATCGAAGCCAAGCTCTCGGCATTGCAATGGGTCGGGGCGGCGGTGCAGCCGCGCGCTCGCGCTACCCAGGGGGGCGGGGATGGCGGCAAGCTGGCCATCGGTGATGTGGAAGAACTGTTCGCCCGCTATGCGCTGGTGTATGGCGCGGGCGGTGTTTGCTTCGATCACGACCACCACATGCTGGTGAAGCTCTCTGATGTGCGCGACGCCTGCGCCGACAAGAATTTCGTGCGTGACTGGCAGGCCGATATCGACCGCCGCAAGGTCGTCACCATGAAGGAGGTCGGCTTCGACCCGACCGAGCGCGATACCAGCATCAAGTGCAACCTGTGGGCCGGCTGGCCGACCGTGCCGAAGTCCGGCAGCTGCTCCGAGCTGCTGGATCTGCTGTACTACCTCTGCAGTGCCGAGCCGGAAGGCAACCGCGACACCATCTATCAATGGCTGCTCAAGTGGCTGGCTTATCCGATCCAGAACCCGGGCGCCAAGATGAAAACCGCGCTGGTGGTACACGGCCCGCAGGGCACCGGCAAGAACCTGTTCTTTGACTGCATTCGCGACATCTACGGCGAATACGGCAAGACCATCGATCAATCCGCGCTGGAAGACAAGCACAACGACTGGGCCAGCAAGAAGCTGTTCCTGATTGCCGACGAAGTGATCGCGCAGCAGGAAATGCACCACATCAAGAACAAGCTAAAGGGCATGGTGACGGGTGACACCATTCGCGTGAACCCGAAGCACGTCGCCGCGCATGAAGAGCGCAACCACGTCAACCTGGTGTTCCTGTCCAACGAGGCCAAGCCGCTGGTGCTCGAGCGTGACGACCGGCGCTATTTCGTGATGTGGACGCCGCCCAAGCTGGACGAAGTGAACTACCGGGCGATTGCCGAAGAGATCCGCAATGGCGGTGTTGCCGCGCTGCACGACTTTCTGCTGCGGGTCGATCTGTCCGACTTTGCCCCTGATGCCAAGGTGCCGATGACGCACGCCAAGCGCGAGCTGATCAACATCAGCATGGACGGCTGGGAGCAGTTCGCCATGAGCTGGGCCGAAGGCCTGCTGGCGCATCAGGGCGTACTGCCACTGCCGGTGGATTGCGACACGCTCTATCAGGCGTATTGCCGCTGGAGCGAGGAAAACGGCCAGCGCTTCAAGGAGCGCAAGAACGAATTCAGCAGCAAGGTCGGTAAGCTCAATGGTTACGGCAAGCGCGAGCGGCAGCACGTCATGATCGGCCACGCCAGGCGACAGGTAACGATGCTCTATCCGCTGAACCAGACCGAGCCGCCAGCTGGCACCACGCTATCCGCCTGGAATTCCGACTGCATCGCCAAGGTGCAGGACGCCATCAAGACCGCACGCAGCGGGGAATCCTATGAATACGCCTGATCGTGTTACGCATGTTACTCACCAAGTGAGCCATGAAACCAGCCGCAAACCCGCGCCAGCATTGGAATGTGAGTCATGTTACTCATGTTACTCACCAAACGTATGCGCGTGCGCGTAGCGGTGTGCCTCTCTTTTTTTTATCTCTCACATGTATATGTATGACTCACATGAGTAACGTGAGTAACAAGTAAACAAAATCAGCAACTTAGCCGGATTTCATGAGTAACAGAAGTGAGTAACATGAGTAACAAGCCGAATTTTGTCTTTTCCAGTGGTGATGCGGACGCCATTCCGGCTGAAACTGATCGCCGGTTCGCGGTGGCTAAGCCCGGCAATCTGCGCGAGGCCATGCCAGAAACCACTGCGTTTATTGACAGCCTGCGCGCCGTGTTCGGCGCCGATCTGATCAACCGGCAGATCAAGGGCGGCATGAATGGCCAGCCCACGTTCTACGCCCGCGAGAACGGCATTGAAGTGGGTACGCCGGTGGTGCAGGGCGGGAGGCTGGCGCGATGATCCGCATCAGCGTCGACACTTCGGCTGTCGCCCAGCTTGGCGACAAGATCGCCCGCAAGGCGCAGCGCTGCACCGCCATCGCGCTGACCAAAACCGCGCAGCACGCCCAGCGCGAGGTTGTCAGCGATCTGGGGCGAGTGCTGGATCGCCCCACGCCCTTCACTCAGCGCGCCACCGTGGTGAAGGCCGCCAAGTACGATCGGCCGAACCGGATGGTGGCCAGCGTGCAGTGGAAAGACTGGCAGGCCAAATACATGCAGCACATGGTGGCCGGCAATCCGGCGCAGCGGGCGCCCAAGCGCTTCGAGCTGGCCCTGCAGGCGGCCGGCGTGATGCCGCGGGGCTGGTATGCCGTGCCGGCGCGCGGGCTGGGGCTAGATGGTTACGGCAACGTTGGGCGCGGCTTCATCATGAAGATCATCAGCCAAATTGGCTCTGAGCTGCTGGATGGGTATTACAACCGCAGCCGCGATGCGAAAAAGCTGGCCGTTAACAAACGCCGGAACGGCTCCTTCTTTGTCAAGTTGCCCGGCAACCGCGAAGGCCTGCCGCCAGGCATATACCAGCGCATTGGCGGTGGGCTGGGCCAGAAAACCCGCATGGTGCTGGCCTATGTGCAGCATGCTGGCTATCGCCCGCGTTTCGACCTCGACCAGCGCGGCCAGCAGGCCGTAGACCGGCACTTTGCCACCGAATTCCAGAAGGCATTTGCAACATGAGCAACTTCGTCAACCAGGCCGAATTCGCCCGCATGCAGGGCTGGGCCAAATCGTATGTCACCAAACTCAAGCAGGCCGGCCGGCTGGTGTTCGATACCGAAGGGCGTATCGACGTGGCCGCCAGCCTCGACCTGATCGCCAAGACCGATGGCGGGGCGCGGCCGGATGTGTCGGCGCGGCATGCCGCAGGCCGTGGCGACGAGCCTGCCGACGACGGCGAGGCCGTGGGCGAGCTGCCCGACGGCATCCCGTACAAGATTGTCAGCGAGTCCAAGAAAGCCCACTACCAGGCACTGCAGGCGGAGGCCGACTACCGCCGGCGCATGGGCGAGCTGGTCGAAGCGCAGGACGTGGCCGCCGCCGTGGCCGATACCGTTATCACCCTGCGGCAGAGTCTGGAAAACCTGCCGGGGCGGCTGGCTAGCGAGCTGGTCGGCAAGGGGCTGGACGACATTCGCGCCGCGCTCAAGCAGGCGATCTTCGACAGTCTGGGCGAAATGGAGCGCAATTTTGACCGCCGGCTGGCGGAATTGGGGGAAGGGAATGATTGAGCGTGCACATCCAGCGGATTTGAGGAAGGCAATGATGGCTGCGGACCAATTAGCGCGGGCTGGGGTGCTGTTTGTTCCTATGCCCTGCCGAAATCTGGAGGAGATGAACGCGCTGCTGATCGCGTCAATGGAAAAACTTGACCAGATTGCCAATGAGGCAGAGGAGGTGGTGTGACCGCCAACGCCCACGCCATCACCTTCAAGGCCGCGCAGCGTGCTGTGCGCCCCAAGCAATTCCTGTCCGTGTCCGAATGGGCCGACCGCCACCGCAAGCTGGCCAGTGAAGGCAGTGCCGAGCATGGCGACTGGAAAACCAGCCGCACGCCGTACCTGCGCGAAATCATGGATGCACTGTCCGAGGATTCGCCGGTGCGCGAAGTGTGGTTCATGAAATCCTCACAGGTCGGCGGTACCGAGGCTGGCTCGAACTGGCTGGGCTACATCATGGCGCATGCCAAGGGGCCGGTGGGGGTGATCATGCCGACCGAGAAAGGCCTGCGCGACTGGTTCAGCCAGAAGTTCGACCCGATGAGTGAGCAGACGCCGGCCATCCGTGAAGTGTTGGCGGTGCGCGGGGCGAAGTCGGGCGACAACAGCGCCGAGCGCAAGCGCTTCATCGGCGGCATTCTGTACGCGAAAACCGCCGGTTCGACCACCGATCTGAAGTCCACCAGCTTGCGCTATGCGATGCTGGATGAGGTGGACGAGTACGACTGGTCCACCCTGCAAGGCGATCCGGTCGAGCTGATCAAGGTGCGGCTGACGACCTATCACGACCGCAAGCTGTTCGGCGTGAGCTCGCCCACCATCAAGGACGGCAGCAAGATCGAGGAAAAATTCCACGGTGGCGACCAGCGGCGTTTCCATGTGGCCTGCCCGCATTGCGGCGAGCGCCAGCATCTGCGCTGGTCGCAGCTGCAGTGGCAGCGCGTCGGCCCGCGTGTCGATCGCGCCTGGTATGTCTGCGAGCATTCCGGCTGCGTGATCGAGGAACACCACAAGACCGCCATGCTGGCCGGTGGTGTGTGGGTGGCCGACAACCCCGGTGCGCCGTATCGCAGCTACCACATCAGTGCGCTGTACTCGCCGGCTGGCCTCGGGCTTTCCTGGACGGAGCTGGCCAACGAATGGCTGGAGGCGCAGGACAAGCCGGAAAAGCTGATGGTGTTCATGAATACCCGCCTGGGTGAAACCTGGGCGGATCGCAGCCACGACATCAAGCCGAATGCGCTGATGGCCCGCGCCGATCTGTACGACCTGCGCACGGTGCCGCCCGGTGTGCTGGCGATCACGGCCGGCGTGGACGTGCAGGACAACCGGCTGGAAGTGCAGGTGGTCGGCTGGGGGCGCGACAGCCAGAGCTGGACGCTGGACTATCACACGCTACCCGGCAACCCGGCTGATGAACGCTTGTGGATGCAATTGGCCGAATACCTGAACACCCCGCTGATGAATGCCTGGGGCAAGCTGATGCGCATCGAAGCCACCGCCATCGACTCGGGCGGCCACTTCACGCATGACGTGTACGGCTTCGTGCGCCAGCAGGGCGGGCGGGTGATCGCCATCAAGGGCGCGAACACGCCCGGGCGGGCGATCCTGTCCAAGCCCAGCCAGCAGGACGTGAACTGGCGCGGCCAGACCATCAAAAAGGGCGTGGCGCTGTATACGGTGGGGGGGGACACCGCCAAACACCTGTTGTATGCACGGCTGAACGCCGAAACCGACCCCGAAGCCCCGCGCCGCATGGTGCACTTCAGCCACCAGCTCGACGCCAGCTATTACGACCAGCTGGTCAGCGAAACCTTCAACCCAAAGCGCAACCGCTGGGAAATCAAGAAGGGCAAGCGCAACGAGGCGCTGGACACCTGGGTATACGCCTGCGCCGCCAGCCATCACCCGGCGCTATACATCCACAAGTGGAAAAAGGCCGACTGGGATCGCCGCGAACTGCTGCTGCAGCCCGCCGCCGTCGAGCCGGAAGCCGTCGCGCTGCCGGTAGCTGACAGCCCCGCGCCAGAGCCTGCGCCAGTCGTGCGTCGCCAGCCTGTCGCACCGCCGCGCAGGGGTGGAGGCTTCGCGAAAAGGTGGTAAAATAGTGCCTACAAACAAAGCCTTGCGCTGCATGGGGTAGTGACAGGGCTAAGGAGGCTGAACCGAGGGAATAGGGGAGGCCGGAATGGCGTTATTGGTTGATTTTGATGCACAACTTTGTGCATTGGCGCGACTGATTGAAATGGAGGTCGTGAATTCGGGCGGCTATGCCCAGAACAAGTACGGTGAATCGGGAGGTGGCGGTTACGTTGATATGCTGCCATCCGGGCTGGTCTATCAGGTGTCGGTGCGCGGTTTTGATGGTCGGAAATACACGTTTCCGCGTGAAAAGCTGGAGCAGACCGCCGGCCTGATCCGTGCGCTGCCAAATCCGGCAGACCGGCAGACCATCGAGCTGGTGTATCTGACCTATGGATCGATGAAGGAAAAGGCCAGCCACATCGGCATTCATCCTGATTCGCTGGCGCGCAAGCGCAATCAGGCAGTCGAGCGCTTTGCATTTCACTGGCAGCAATTCCGCCAGGGGCAAATCCGCCTGCCGCGTGGCATGGGTGTGCTTTCGCATTTTGTGGTGCAGGAAGCCGCAAATGCCGCTTGACAGGGGTGTCGGGTGTAACGTACATTTCTGATAACGTGAAAATTATTGCGTCTGAATCAAAAGCCTCCGCGAAAGCGGGGGCTTTTTCATTTCCGCGTCATCATCGGTCTGCTGCGCTTGGTCGCCCACATGCGTCCCCCAAACGCGGGCTATCTTTCGCCTCCCTCCTACCCATTCCCCGGCGCTGATCCGGACTGAGGCAGCAGACCGATGCTGATGCATCATTCATCCCGCCATGCTGAGCCGCCGTTTCGAACGGCAGCAATATGCTCGGGACGCCCCGGCATACCACCGGGGCCCTATTCAAGACGGCGCCCGCCACTGCCATCCGGTACGCGGGCGTTTTCATTTTCTGGCCTGCTGCCGTTCAATCATTTTTGGTGGATTGTCGGACGTTAAACAGCCTGGCGGCGGGCCGCCCCTTTTGCTTCAACTCCTTGGGTGACACGACCCTTGCCCGCCTTGTGCGGGCTTTTTTATTCCGGAGCCTTGATGACTGCCCAAACCGACCGCGCCGAGTCGCTGGCCTTCGCCCGCGAGGCGCTGCTGGCGGTGCGCAATGCCTACAAGGCTTATCAATCTGGCGGCAATGGCGCCGTCAAATCCTACAGCGTGCAGGACCGGCGCATGGAATACCGCGACGCGGCTGATCTGCTGGCGCAGATCAAGCATTGGGAAAACGAAGTCGAGCGCCTGGAGCGCCTGGCTGGCAATCGGCCACCGCGCCGCATTCGGGTGAACTTCTGATGAACTGGCTGAAACGATTGTTCACTGGCAGCCGGGCAGAGGGAACCAGCCTCGGCCTGCCCAAGCGCATGCCGGGGCCAGCTGTGCGCGCCTTCAACGCCGCGCAATCCTCGCGGCTGACGCAAAGCCTGCCGACCACCCCGACCCACATCAACGACGACCTGAAGCGTGGCCTGCGCCAATTGCGGGCGCGGGCGCGTGATCTGGCGCGCAACAACGATTACGCTCGGCAGTTTGTCCGCATGGCGGTGCGTAATCTGGTCGGCCCCGATGGCTTCGGCCTGCAGGTGCAGTGCAAGAAACCGGACGGCAGCATTGATACGGTCGATGCCCGCACGATTCAGGATGCCTTCTGGCAGTGGGCGAAGCCCGGCAGCTGCGATGTCACCGGCAAATTGTCGTTTGTGACGCTGACGCGGCTGCTGGTGCAGACACTGGCCACCGATGGCGAAGTGCTGATCCGTCGCGTGCAGGGCCGTGGCCGTTTCGGCTACCAGCTGCAGCTGCTGGATGCCAGCCTGCTGGATGAGCAGTACAACAGCGGTCCGCTGGACGTGCCACGCATCGTCATGGGGGTGGAGCTGGACGAGTGGGAAGCGCCGGTCGCCTACCACCTGAAACAGCCCGGCCGCAATGGCGTCGAGCGTAAGCGCATTCCGGCTGACGAAATCTTCCACCTGTTCGTGCCGCATGAAATCGGCCAGGTGCGCGGCGTGCCGTGGACGACCACCGGCATGCTGCGGCTGGGCATGCTGGCCGGTTACGAAGAAGCCGCCGTGATCGCTGCCCGCGTGGGTGCATCCAAAATGGGCTTTTTCGTACCGCCCGAGCAGGACAACGGTGGCAGTGCGCTGGAAACCAGCAGCTACACCGCCGACCCGACGGTCACCGATGCCGAGCCGGGCGCCTTCGAGGTGCTGGGCGCTGGCTGGGATTTCAAGTCCTTCGACCCTGACTACCCGCACGCCAATTACGGCAGCTTTGTGAAGACCTGCCTGCGCGGCCTTTCTGCCGGTATGGGCGTTTCCTACAACACGCTGGCCAGTGATCTGGAGGGCGTGAACTACAGCAGCATCCGCGCCGGCCTGATCGACGAGCGCGACGAATGGATGACGCTGCAAAGCTGGCTGATCGAATCCTTCCTCGCCCCGCTGTATTCCGAGTGGCTGCCGCTGGCGATCGTGTCCGGGCGGCTGTCCTTGCCGATGGCGAAGCTGGCGAAGTTCGACGCCGCCCGCTGGCAGGGCCGCCGCTGGCAGTGGGTTGACCCCGAAAAGGACGTAAATGCCAGCGTACTGGCGATTCAGAACGGATTGTCCACCTGGTCGGACGTTTTGATTCAGCAGGGCGTCGATCCAGAAGAACTCAAGCAGCGCTTGCAGCGCGACATCGCCGAATTCGGCCCGTTGATCAAGGAAATGCAGGCGATTTCTGGCGGTGCGACTGGCGATGGCGGGGGGGGCGACAGCTTGAAAGCAATGGCTGACACCTATGGCGTGCTGGTGCGTGCGGGGGCGGTGACGCCGCAGGCCAGTGACGAAGACTTCATGCGCTCCGCAACCGGCTTGCCGCAGGCCAGCCCAGAAGTGCAGGACGCATGGGCTGACGTGGGTGGTGTGCGCCGCCCGATCACGCTGGCGGAAGCCAAAGCTGCCCCAGCAACTGACCAATCTACCGGAGGAGGCAATGCCGAAACCAACCCATAACACGGCGCATCGGCATTTCGAGGTGCGCGCAGATGCCATCAACGCTGAAGAACGCACGCTGACGCTCTCGTTTTCCAGCGAAGAACCCTACCAGCGCTGGTGGGGGGTGGAAATCCTCGATCACAAGCCTGAATCAGTGCGTATGGGGCGTCTGCTGAACAAGGCCCCGCTGCTGATGGATCACAACACCCGCGACCAGATCGGGGTGGTGGAATCCGCCACGCTCAATGGCCGCGGCGAATCTGTTGTCCGCTTTTCGCGTGCTGCCCGCGCCGATGAAATCTTTCAGGACGTCAAGGATGCCATCCGCACCAAGGTTTCGGTCGGGTACATCATTCACGACCTGGTTCTTGAAAGCAAAAACGGCGAACTCGAAACCTACCGGGTAACCGACTGGGAACCCTACGAAATCTCCATCGTGTCTGTCCCGGCAGACGACACGGTGGGAGTCGGCCGCAGTGCCGACGACTTCGACCCGCGCAGCCTGGCCGCGACGCGAGCCGACCCCGAGCCGGCAGACGATGCCGAGCCGCAAGCATCAACCGAAACCCCCGACATTCACGATCTTAACGAGGAAAAATCCATCATGACCGTACAGGTTCAGGATCCACAAGCAGCAGTCGCGGCCGAACGCAGCCGTGTTTCCGAAATCAACGCCATCGGCCGCCAGTTCGGCATGACCGATGCCGCCGCCCGCGCCGTGGAATCCGGCATGGCGGTCGATACCTTCCGCATCCAGGTGATGGACGATCTGTCCAAGCAGAAGGATAGCGGTGTGCGCCATGCCACTGCATCCGACGTCGATGTCGGCCTCACTGATCAGGAAGCCGACCGTTTCAGCCTTCGCCGTCTGGTAGCCTCGGTGGCTGACCCGACCACTGCGCACGCCGCCGGCTTCGAGCTGGAAGCCTGCCGTGCTGCTGCGCAGAAGCGTGGCCAGATTGCTAACGGCAAGGGCACCGCCTTCTGCATTCCGCAGGAAGTGGTGATGCGCAAGATCATGCGCCCGATGGCGCGTGATCTCGTGGTCGGTACGGCCTCGGCTGGCGGCAACCTGGTGGCCACCGACCTGGAGGTCGGCAGCTTCATCGAGCTGCTGATCAATCGTTTGGCGCTCACCCAGCTGGGTATCACCAAGATGACAGGCCTCGTCGGCAATATCGCGATCCCGCGCCAGACCGGCGGTGTGGCCACCTACTGGGTAGCGGAAAACGGCGCCCCGACTGAGTCGCAAGCCAGCTTCGACCAGATCGCGTTGACGCCCAAGACCATCGCCGCCTTCACCGAGGTATCGCGCCTGCTGCTCCAGCAGTCGTCGATCGACGTCGAGTCTTTCATGCAGTTTGACCTGCTGCGCAGCATGGGTCTGGGGCTGGATTTGGCCGGCATTGCTGGTAGCGGCGCATCCAACCAGCCGCGCGGCATTCTGAACACCGCCGGTATCGGCTCGGTGGCAGGCGGCGCGAATGGCGCAGCGATTACCTGGGATCACTTCGTGGATCTGGAATCGGCCGTCGCCAACCTGAACGCCGACGCCGGTGCCATGAAATACCTGACCAACACCAAGGTGCGGGGCAAGGCCAAGAAAACCCAGCAGTTCTCCGGCACCAACGGTTTCAGCCTGTGGGATGCGGTGAAAGACGACACCGTGATCAGCAACCAGATCCCGAGCAACCTGACCAAGGGCTCCAGCTCCGGTGTGTGTTCCGCAATCATCTATGGCAACTGGGCCGACTTGGTGATGGGCCTGTGGGGTGGACTCGATCTGCTGGTTGATCCGTACAGCAACAGCACCACCGGTGCCGTGCGCGTGACGGCCTTCCAGTCGGCCGATTTCAACGCGCGCCAGCCGGCAAGCTTCTCCGCCATGACCGACGCGCTGACCGTCTAATCCATAACCCCTGATGCTGCGCCGGCTCCGCACGGCGCAGCGGGAGCCCATGATGCCGAAACAAAAAATCCTGATCGTTGAGTCCTGCCTGATCGAGGGCCAGCATGTCGAAGCTGGTGAAACCGTCGAGCTGGACGAAGCCACCGCCCACGCGCTGATCGCCAGCCGCCGTGGCGTCGCCGCGCCCGAAGCGCCGGCTGAACCCGAGCCCGCGCCCGACAAAAAGGCCAAGTGATGACCGACGATCTGCAGCCCTTCCTGGCTGATTTCGGCGTGCCGCTGACCTTTGGCGCAAAGACCGAGCGCGTGCTGTTCGACGATGCGCAGGATCAGGCCTTTGGTGGCTATGTCGCCGGCCGTATTGTCACCATCCATTTCGACCGGGCTGATTTCCCCGGCCTCGATGTCGGCAGTGCGGTGACGGTGGCCGGACGCAACTGGACGCTGCAGAGCGCGCCCGTCAGCGATGGCGGGTTTCTCAAGGCAACCCTGGCAGAAGCGCCATGACTAGACTGCAACACATCATCAACCACCTGCAGGCCCAGATCAGCGCGGCTTTGCCTGGGGTTCCCATCGGTTTTTCCGAAGAGGCCGCCTTTGCCGGCACACAGCTGCGCGCCATCGTCACCCAGCCGCTGGATGCCGAGGCATCGAAGCAGGCCGGAGCCACGCTCAAGCAGACTGGTGTCACGCAAAGCTTTGCCATTACTGCCATCGCGCGCGGTGCTACGGCCTTTGCCGAAGTGGAAGCCATAAGCGCGGCGATCACGGCCGCGCTGCAAGCCGCGCCGCCCGAAACGTGCGGCTTTGACTGGCTGGGCGACCGCTTCGAGTTTGTGCAGGAAACCGCCGGCCTGATCGTCGCCAAGCGCAGCGTATACCGCTGCATGTATGCCGTCACGAAAGGCCAGCGCATTTAGCTACATATCCATACCCATCGTTTCCCCATCCGAACCAACCCCGCCAACCCGGCGGGGTTTTTTTTTGGAGCAAGCCCATGTACTTCCCCGAAGAGACGCGGATTTTCTTCCAGTCCGCCGAATCCACCCCGCAGAACATCACTGCGGTTACTGCCGGCAGCCCGGCCGTCATTACTTATGCCGGTACCGACCCGGCGAACGGCGATCTGGTTGCGCTGTACAACGTCTTCGGCATGACGCAGATCGACCAAGCGCTGGTGCAGGTGTCCAACGTCAACGCTGCGGCCAACACCTTCGAAGCCAAGGATCAGAACTTCACCGGTTACGATGCCTTCGCCAGCGGCCAGATGAAAGTCGTGACGATGGCGAACGAAATTACCATCGCTACCGGCTTCTCCAGCTCCGGCGGTGAACCGGAATATGCCGAATGGAAGCTGCTGTGGGACAAGATCAAGCGCAAAAAGCAGATCGGCACCAGCGCCATCAGCTTCGAAATCCCGCTGCTGTGGGAGCCGCTGAACCCGCAGATGCTGGCGATTCAGCAGGCCGCTGATGCCGGCAAGACCCTGGCCTTCAAATTCCGTTTCAAGGGTGGCATGGACATGCTGTTCTTCGGCGAAATCGCCGCCAACTCGCTGCCGACCAGTGTGTCGGACGGGCAGGCGATCAGCACCAAGATCACCATTTCGATGAACAGCCGCCCGCGTTACGTCAGCTACTAATCCGGTTTGACGCGGCCGGCAGGCCTTGCCTGTGCCGGTCCGCCTCCACCGGCTTTGGCCGCGTCACCCCTTGGAGGCACCAATTCCCATGCCCCGCCTTGCGCGGGGTTTTTATTTCCCATGGAGGCAAAACCATGTTCAAGCTCAACCCGAATCCGACCTTTTCCGCGACCTTTGGCCTGTCTGTGCCTGGCGGCAAGAAAGAGCAAGTCACCATCATCTTCAAGCACCTGCCGCGTGCCGAGCTGAAGCAGTTTTTCGAAGAGCTGGAAGGAAAGACTGCCGAAGAGATGCTGTCCGAAATCGTGGTCGGCTGGAAAGGCTTCAGTGAAGAATTTAGCCAGGAAGCACTCGAAGCGCTGTGCATCAACTACCACAAGGCTGGTGCAGAAATCTTCGACGCTTTCCGCCGCGAATTCCTGGATGCCCCCGCAAAAAACTGACGGCCATCGCGCGGCGGTTCGCCGGGCCTGTGCAGAAAAAGCAGGGCGGCATTGACCACGCCGCCGCCCTGGGCATGCCGCCCGAGCTGGTAGCCATGCTGGCTGCGCCCCCGCGCGATGAGCCAGCGGAAGAAATCGAGGTCTACCCCGAAAACTGGCCTGCGCTGCAGGTCTTTCTCGCCATGCAGACGCAGTGGCGGGTCGGCATGGCCGGCGCTACCGGGCTGGATTACACGGCTTTGCCGGCAGTGTTCGAGCTGACCGGCGTTAAAAAGCGCGACCGGCCCGACACCTTCGAGCGCCTGCGTGTGCTCGAAATCGAAACGCTCCGCGTGTGGGGCGAGCAAGCGAAGCAAAAAACCTGACCCCGCCTTGTGCGGGGTTTTCTCTTTTAGGGTGCCCCATGGCGAATGAAGTCAATATCCGCATTTCCGCCGACGCCAGCGGTGTGCAGCGTGGCGCCGATCAGGCTGAGCGCAGCCTGAAGGGTGTTGGCCGCAGTGCGTCCGATGCGTTCGATACGCGCGGGCTGGAAGGCTTCAAATCCGGCCTTGGTGGCATTGCTGCTATCGCGGCGACGGCAGCTACGGCACTGGCCGGGCTGGCCGTGGGCAAGCTGGTGGCTGTCGAGCGCGAATTTGGCACCCTGAATGCCCAGCTGAAAACCGCGACCGGCTCGGTGGCGGCGGCCAATGCCAAATTCGGCGAGATGGAAACGCTGGCCGGCAAGCTGCCGGAGTCGCTTGCTGATACCGTAGGCGCGTTTATCAAGCTGCAAAACCTCGGGCTGGACCCGAGCGAAAAAGCGATTGAGAGCTACAGCAACACTGCCTCGGCCATGGGCAAGTCGCTGACTGACATGATTGAGGCTGTGGCGGATGCGTCGACCGGCGAATTCGAGCGGCTGAAAGAGTTCGGCATCAAGGCCAGCAAGCAGGGCAATGAAGTCAAATTCACCTTTCAGGGCGTGACGACCACGGTCAAGAACAACGCCAGCGAAATCGAAGCCTATCTGCAGAAGATCGGCAATGTGAACTTTGCCGGTGCGTCCGCCGAGAAGATGAAAACGCTGGAAGGCGCGATCAGCAACCTGGGTGACACCTGGGATGGCGTATTCCGCAAGATCAATGGTGCCGGCTTCGGTGATCTGCTGGGTGATGGCATCCGTGGCATCACTGCCGAGCTGGGCAGCCTGGGCGATACGCTGGCGGCCGAGATCGGCGGCGCCGCCAAGGATATGTCGGCGTGGTTTGCCGAAAACCGCGAAGAGCTGGGCCTGATCTGGGATCAGACCAAGCTGCTGGTTGCGGACATCTGGGATGCCGGCAAGGCATTTGCCAGCTGGCTGTCCGAAATGGAGCAGGCCAACGATGGCCTTGAGCTGATCGGCACGGCAGTACTGGCCGTTCGCATTGGCTTTGCCGGGCTGGTGGATGGTGTAAAGATTCTGTCGGCAGGCATCGCCAAGATGGGCGCGATGATTTATGACGCAATGGTCTGGCCGCTGCTGAAAGTGCAGGAAGCCATGAGTGGCGTGCTGGCTGCCGGCAGCAAAATTGCCGATTTCTATGCCAAAGCGGCCGGCGTTATCGGTGCCGATGACATTGCCGCGCAGTGGCGCGGTGCGGCTGATTCAGCCAACAGCTTCAATGCCACCATCCAGAAAAGTGCCAAGTCGGTAAAGGATCATGCGTCCGGCTTCCACGAATTTGCCGATGGGATTTTTGCGGCCTTTGGGCGTGGCGATACCGCCGTCCAGCGCGTCCTGAACCCGACCGAGAAACTGGCCGAGGCAACCAAAAAAGCCGGTGCTGCAGCTGATGATTCGGCCGGCCGCCATCGCAAGCTGGCTGCAGACACCGATGCAGCGGGCAAGGCCGCCAAGGCTGCTGCCGATGCCTATGCGTCCCTGATCAACGGCCTGCAGGGCAAGCTGGTCAAGGTCGACGACAAGAGCGAAGTAGCTCGTGTCGAGCACGTGCTTGCGACCGACAAGGCGCTGAAAGGCTTGAGCGGAACCATGAAGGCCTACGCGCTTGGCCTCGCGGAAGCGGTCGATACTTCGGCAGCTTTCGAGAAAGTCCTTGCCGAGCAGGCAAAGGCCAGCGATGACGCCCACAAGGCCAATATGAAGCTGGTCGAATCCGCGCAGCAGGCTTTCGAGGCCGCGCGCGACGAGCTGGAAAACTACGGCAAGTCGCGGGGCGATATTGCCCGGGCAGTCTCAGAAAAGAAGCGGCTGGAAGTGGCAACGCTGGATCAGGCCATTGCCCAGCTTGAGTTCAATAAGGCGCAGCAGGGCGGCAATCTGCTGCTTGATGCTGAGATCGGGCTGCTGCGTGAAAAGCGCGGCGCGATTGCCAGGCTGGTTGAGCTGAACGACAAGGCGGCTGATGCCTTTGACGGCGTCGACGGCAAAAAGCTGGCGGATGACATGGCAAAGGCTGCCGCAGACGCAGCCAAAAAAGCCGAGGAGGACTGGAAATCCGCCGCGAACAGCATCAGCCAGAGCCTGACTGACGCGATTCTGCGTGGTTTCGAATCCGGCAAGGATTTCGCGCAGAACTTCAAGGATACCTTGAAGAACATGTTCCAGACGCTGGTGTTGCAGCCGACCATCAAGGCGATTATGGCACCCGTCGCGGGCGGGCTGGCTTCGCTGTTGCCGGGTACTGCCACGGCTGGCGGCTTGCCCAGCAGCCTGCTGGGTGGGGTCGGCGGCGGGTTTGATTTCTCCGGCATTTCGGGGTTTTTCTCGAAAGTCATGGGGTCGAACCTCGGCGCAGGGGCGTTTGATGTACTGGGCAGCACCGGCATGGGGCTGGCTACGCAATCCACCGGGCTGGGTGCGCTGGGCGGCTTGAGCGGCCTTAGTACGCTGGCCTTGCCGCTGCTCGGCCTTGCCATTCCGCTGATTTCGAAGCTGTTCAACAAAAAAGGCGGCCCGAAGGAGGGTGGCGAAGCGTGGTACGGCAACAAGGTATTTGATGCCTGGACGCCGGACGGCGCAGACGGCAAGGTCGGACAGGTGATGGGCAAGTTTGGCGACGCGCTGAGCGTGTCGCTGAAGGCGCTGGGCCTGAAGCAGCTGGATGGCTTGTCGGCCAATCTGGGTTTCGATTCGGACCCGAAAGGCACCGCCGGCAGCCGGGTGTCGTCCGGGCTGTTCGTGAACGGCAAGGAAATCTACGGTCAGCTTGCCGAGTTGGGCAAGGATGGTGACATCAGTGCCGAGATGGGCGTGCAGTTTGGCCGGCTGGTGCTGGCTGGCATCAAGGCCAGCGATCTGCCGGACGAGCTGGCGAAGGCTTTTGACGGTGTGGATATTTCCGCGCTCGACGAGGCCGGCGTGCAGGCGCTGCAAGCCAAGCTGCAAGGCATCAAGGCGGTGACGGATGCCTTTATCCAGCTCGGCGACACCATGCCGCAGCTGGCCGGGCTGAGCAGCGATGCGCGCATGGCGCTTGCTGAGGTTGCTGGCGGGCTGGATGCCATGGTGCAGGGTATCGGCAGCTACTACCAGAATTTTTACTCGGAATCCGAGCGCACCGGCATTGCTACACGCCAGCTCAGCGATGCGCTTGGAAAGCTGGGATACAGCCTGCCGGCCAATCGTGAAGAGTTCCGGAAGCTGGTGGAAGCACAGGACCTCAGCACCGAGGCTGGCCGGCAGAATTACGCCACGCTGATCAAGCTCTCCGGCGCATTTGCCGAGCTGAGTCAGGCGGCCTCTGGCCTGGGCGGCAGCCTGAGCGATCTGGCTGCCAATGCCCTTGCCGGGCTGGAGCGTTCGATCAATGCGCAGCGGCAGCAGATCAGCACCGATCTGGCCGGCAAGCTGGACGTGCTGCAGCAGCAGAAAGCCGAGCTGTCCGCGAAGTACGAAGCGGACAAGGCCATCCTGCAGGCGCAGGAGGCTGCCCGCAAGCAGGCCGCCAGTACTGCGGCGGCCAGCCTGCGGGAGTCGCTGTCTGGCCTGCAGCGGCTGTTCGATGCGCTTCAATCCGGCATTGATTCGCTGGTGCAGAAATCGGCGGCCAGCATGGCTGGCGCGCTGGATGCCGCACTGATCGCTGCGCGGGCAGGGGATTTCAGCAAGGCACAGCAGCTCGATATCGGCAGCATTACGCGTATCGACGAAAACGCCTTTGGCAGCGCCTTCGATCTGCAGCGCGCCAAGCTGCAGACCGCAGGAAAGCTGACCGAGCTGCAGGGGCTGGCCGGCGGCAAGCTCACGGCTGGCAATGCCCAGCTCGCCGCGCTGGAAAGTATCAGCTCGGCAGTGAGTGGCGCCGTCGAGGCGCTCGACCGGCAGTACAAGCTGGATGCCGAGCAGCTCGACAAGCAGATGGCCGAAGAGCGAAAGAAAGCAGAAGAGCAGCTGAAATCGCTGGACGACCTGCTTTCGAACGCTAAAGAGCAGCTGGAAATCGCCAATGGCACCTGGCAGGAAACCAAAAACCTGGGTGTGGCGCAGCGTGAGTACGCGGATGCAATCCGTGAGCTCGTGCAACAGCAGGGCAAGCGTTCCGAGGCCGCCGATGCGCGCTTCGAGGCGCTGCTGAAAGCGCAGCAGGAAATGGTCGCCGAGCTGCAGCAGCTGCGTGCCGAGCAGGCCGCGCAGGCCCGCGCCGTGGCAGCCAACACTCAGGCCACCGCCAAGGTGCTGCAACGCTGGGATGGTGATGGACAACCGGAGGTGAGAACGTGACAAGTGGCTTGAAAATTGTCGACCCGCTGCCGGTGGGTGATGCCCAGCTCACATCCAGCAGTGTGCCGGAGGCCGATTACCCGGCGTGGGCTTCCGGCACGACCTACACCGTTGGCCAGCGGGTGATCCGCACACAGACGCATTCTGTCTACGAGCGGGCCACCGCTGGCGGCGGCACGGCTCCGCCGGAAACCGATGCGGTGAACTGGGCGCGGGTAGGCCCGACGAATCGCTGGGCGATGTTCGACCAGGTGAACAGCACGCTGACCACTGCCAGCGGCTCGCTGATCGTGGAAGTAACGCCCGGGCGGGTATTCAATGCCCTGGCGCTGCTGAACGTGCAGGCCGATGCCGTACGCGTGGAAGTGATCGACCCGAACGACGGCACGGTGTACGACCGCACCATCGTGGCGAATGACAACACGCAGATCGGCAGCTGGTGGAGCTGGTTTTTCCAGCCCATCCGCCGCAAGAAAACACATGTTCTTACTGATCTGCCGAGCTATGGCACGGCGAAACTGCGGCTGACGCTGGTAGGCACGGCGGTAGCGGTAGGCACCTGCATTCTGGGCGTCATCAGCGAGTTCGGCGAGGGCATCGAAGCCGGCGCCAGCGCGGGGATTCAGGACTTTTCCCGCAAGGAACGCGATGCGTTTGGCAACTTTGTGCTCGTCGAGCGCAGCTTTGCCCGCACAGCGCGGTGGCAGATGAAGGTGCCGGCCGCACAGGTGGATGCGCTGATCGATTTTCTGGCGGCGCTGCGTGCCAAGCCGGCGCTGTTCATCGGCTCCGACCTGTATTCCGCCACGGTGATCTATGGCTTTTTCAAGGATTTCGACGTGGTGATCGCTTACCCAACATTTTCTGAGTGCTCCATTGAGCTGGAGGGGCTGACCTGATGACTGCACCCACTATTCCCACGCTGCCGCCTGCGCCGCAGCGTACCGACGCCGGCGACGTATTCGCCGCCCGCGCCGATGCCCATGTGGCCGCGCTGGCTGGCTGGACGATTAGCGCCAATCAGCTCGGCGAATGGATCAACGCCACGGCAGCAACGATTGACGCGGACAAGGTTTCCGCAGCGCTATCGGCTTCACAGTCTGCCGGTAGTGCCACGGCGGCCAGCAACAGCGCCAACAACGCCCAGGCCGCCGCGCTGGCCGCGCAAAATGCAGCCGGCCTGCCGCCCCTGCCCGGCGCGGGGCGGCTACTGAAAACCGAAGGGGCGGCGCTGATCATCAGCGGCCCGGTCGATCTGTCGTCCGGGCGCGCGTATGAGGTCGACACCAGCGCAGGGGCATTCCCCGTCAATTTGCCGGCAAGTCCTGTAGCGGGCGATATGGTCTGGATCAACGATCTGAAAGGCACTTTTGGTGTGAATGCGCTGACCGTTCAGCGCACCGGGAAAAAGATCATCGGTAGCGCGGAAGACTTCATTATTGATCTGGCGCGCTTCAGTTGCGTGTTGGTGTACATCAACGACGACTATGGATGGGCTGTTAAATGACTAGGGCATCACAACTGTTCGGCGGCGCAACGCCGATTTGCGACTCCGAGTTGTACCCGGATTCCGGAACCTTGCTCATCAAGCCAGACGCGAGCGAATGGCTGCGCAGCGGCGCGCTGGCGCCTGCGGCGGCATACCCGCTGGCGGCGCAGCACAAGCACCTGACAGTTCTGAATGAAACGCTGAATGTTCCGCTAAGTGCCGCAATCGGTACGGGGCAGTCTCAGCTCGCAACCGATGGCGCGGGCAACTGGATGCGGCCCAGTAATAATGCGGGAAAGATTCTGATCTCGACTGATGACGGCAAAACATGGGCTGAGCGCAACCTTCCGAACGCCTATGCAGTCACTGCGGTTGGTTATGGCTTCGGGAAATGGTGGGTGGTGCAAGTCAGTGGCACTACAGCCTATGCAACAAGCAGCGCTACGGCTGTCGATGGTAGCTGGGCGGCAAATCAGCAGGTCAGTAATGCATATACATCGGGCTCGCGCTGTGAAATCGTCTCGACGCCGTCTGCGCTGCTTGTATTTGTCGCCGTCTATGCAAGCGCATGGAACGGGGTTGACTGTGCTCGCTTCGCGGCTGGGTCTGGAGCCCCGACAACTGTTCGGGTGGCAAACAGCAGTGGCTTGAATTTTGGAGGCGCTGTCGCCGTGGGCGATTATGTTGCAACATGGTTCAGCGGCAGCAGCGCGGTTGGCTACTTTTATGTCAGCACGAACGCCGGTAGTGGCTGGGCGGCAGCCACCCCTACTGTTGATGGCTCGACCTGGAGCGGGGATGGTGCCCAGCAGCTTGCTGGCGATGGCGCAAACATTTACTTGCTAGGCAGGCGCACTAGTCAGGCAGATACCTATCGTCTGTCTCGCGGGGCGACGTTGGCCGCAATGACATCCGTGAGTCTGGCTGGACTGCCCGCGCGTCTGCAGACGAGCGGTGCGCTCTGGAATGGGATTGACGGCGCGCTGCTCACAGCTCTCGACGTCGGCAACGCAAGCCAGCTTCTGGGGCGGGTGGCTGCTGGTGCGGAATTCATCGGCCGCATTGCCACGCCAGCAGGTGGTGCAGCGGCCGTGCGCGAGAGTGCAAGCAGATTGCTTGTTGCCGGGGCGACTGAGGTCAACCGCTGCTCGAAGCCGTATGCGGCCGCTTATGTCGGTACGCTGGTGCTGGATCAGCCGAACGCCAGTTCGCCCGCAGTCCGTTACTACCGCATCAAATAGGAGGCGTGATGTCAGTTATCACCATGGATACCGGCACCAGCGCCCAGCGCGTCACCCGCTTCCAGGCGCGCTGCGCGCTGGATGCATGGCAGTTGCTCGATGACGTCGAGGCGCTGATCGCCTTGCCCGAAACACCCAAGGCAGTCCGCTTCGCCTGGCAGGATGCCAGTCATTTTTACCGGCAATCGCCGCTGATCGACTGGGCATCGCAACAGATCAGGCTGACCGATGCGCAGGTTGACGAGTTGTTCCGCCTCGCGGCAACGATCAACTTCGACAACTGACCGGTCATTCATCACACACAACCCCGCTTCGGCGGGGTTTTTTATTGCCCGAGGGAGGGCGTATGGCAGACACAGAGCAGATCCTCGCGAAGCTGGAGGCGCTGGAAGAGCGTTGCGCGCGGCTTGAGGCTGGGCAGGAGCAGCGTGAGAAGCACGACGCATTTGTCGACCGCCGGCTTGATGATGGTGTGGAGCGGTTCGCGCGGCTGGAAGGGCGTACCCAGCAGGCTGAAATTTTGATCGCAGCGCACGCCTCGCACGTCGAGGAAATGAAGGGTCTGCTGAAAGAACTGCGCGACCTGATCGAAACCTTCAGCGCCCTGCGTGGCGCCGCGAAGACGATCAGTGTACTCGGCAGGGTGGTGGGCTGGGGTGCAGGCATTCTCGGCAGCCTGATCGGCGTCTGGTACGCCCTGCGCAAGTGAGGGCGCCATGAGCAAAGCGAAAATCGCCACCGCGGTAGCAGTCTCGGCCATCGCCGGGGCTGCTGTTTTACTGCTGAGCCGCGATCCGCAGGACTTGCATACATCCATCCGGGCGAGTGCCGTGACTGCCGTCGCGGAAATGGACGCTGTGGCGCAGCGGCAGGGCAAGCGGGTGAAATTCACCACGACCTATCGGCCACAAGCTGAACAGGATTGGCTGTACGCGCAGGGGCGCACGACGCCTGGCCCGATTGTGACCTGGTTGAAAACCGGCGCACACAACACCGATCTGCCCGATACGCCGCGCGGCGATGCCGAGGCCTTTGATTTCGGCGTGTTTCAGGATGGCAAGTATCTCGGCAACGACCCGCTGTATCAGAAGCTCGGCCCGATCTGCGAGCGCTACGGCCTCGCGTGGGGCGGGCGCTGGAAGTCGCCGGATATGCCGCACTGCGAGCGCATCAACTGGAGGAATCTGCGATGACACTGCAACCCCCGCAAGCCCTTGCCGCCCGGGCGCTGGTAGTGCTGATTGCTGCACTGGTATTGCTGGCGACCGGAAGTGCTGCTGGCTGGCTGGTGAATGGCTGGCGATGGCAGGGCAAATATGAGGCGCAAAAGGCCGCATACGCGGCGAAGGATGCCGCCGCAGCCAGCACCGTTGCAAGGCTGCAAGCCGATACCCGTCAAAAGGAAGCACAAGCCGCCAGCCGCGTGGCTGCGCTCGATGTCAAATACCAGAAGGAAATCACCCATGCCCAAGCTGAGAACGACAAGCTCCGTGCTGCTGTGCGCGCTGGTGATGTGCGCCTGCGCATCGCTGTACGATCTGCCGCCGCAGCCAGTGGACCCGCCGCGCAAACCGAATCCGCCGGCCGCACTGATGATCGAACGACAGCCGAACTTGACCCAGCGGCTGCTGATTGGCTTGTCGGCATCACAAGTGAAGGCGACGACGCCATCAGGCAACTGACGGCGCTGCAGGGGTTTGTGCGGGCGGAGTGTGGGCGGGATTAACCGCGCGTATTTTTTAGCACAGAAGCGGCGGCTTCTTCCATCGATATTCCGGCCAGAGCTATCCTGATTCCTTCGCTCAGGTTGCCATTTCCAAGCGCCTGAGCTTTGGCAATGGATTGCGCGTCCAGGTAGACGTTCACGCGTTTTCCTTGGTCCAGTTCTGAGGGGCGGCCCAGCGCACCGATTGCGGATGCAACTTTGCGCCCATCAAGGCGTTTGATCGCACCTGCGCATGCCAGCGCATAGTTTCCCGTCTGCTTGTGCCTCAACAGCGCTCCAGCGTCATCGCCAGTATTTACTTCGCCGATGATTTCCCATCCCGGCAGATCAGTGGGCTGATACAGCCGGGGCTTCCCCGGCTGGATGACGGTGATGCGGTTGCGGTTTTCGTGGCTCAT